CGGTCCCGATCGGCTGCGACCACGTAACGGCGTTCGTGGACGTTCAGCAGAAGTTGCTCTACTGGATGGTCTGCGCTTGGGGCGAGGACTTCACCGGCGCGATCGTGGACTATGGCGCGTTTCCGGATCAGGGGCGGCGGTACTTCACACTGCTCGATGCCAAGCGGACGCTCGCGCACGTGACGCCGCGGGCGGGGATCGAGGGCCGCGTCTTCGGCGGCCTGGAGAAACTGACGGGGCAGCTCCTGGGCAAGGAGTGGAAGCGCGACGACGGCGCCATGATGCGGATCGAGCGATGCCTCATTGACGCGAACTGGGGACTCTCGACGGACACGGTCTATCAGTTCTGCCGGCAGAGCGAGCATGCCGCGCAGTTGATGCCCTCGCATGGCCGGTTTGTCGGGGCGTCCTCGAAGCCGTTCAGCGAATACCGCCGGGCGCGCGGGGAGCGCATCGGGCACAACTGGCGGATTCCTTCGATCAAGCGCCGGCGCGCCGTGCGGCACGTGCTCTTCGACGCGAACTACTGGAAGAGCTTTGTGCATGCGCGTCTGGCCGTGCCGATGGGGGACAAGGGGAGCCTGGCGCTCTTCGGGAGGAAGCCGGCGCATCACCGGCTCTTGGCCGATCACTTGACCGCGGAATACAAAGTCCGGACGGAGGGGCGCGGACGGACGGTGGACGAGTGGAAGTTGAAACCGAACAAGCCGGACAATCACTGGCTCGACTGTCTTGCCGGCGCGGCCGTGGCGGCGAGCATGCAGGGCGTGGCGTTGGCGACGCATGCGCCCGCGCGCGTGGCCAAACGGAAGACGGTCAGTTTCGCGGAACTTCAGAGGAAAGCGAGAGGGGGACGATGAGCAAGAGGAAGCGGCGGGTCCGAGAGATGCGTGTCGCGAAACCGGCGGTGGAGCCGCCGAAGACGGACGGACTCGCGTGTCCGAGTTGCGGCTGCTGTCATCTGCCCGTGCTCTATACGCGGAAGACGCCGCGGCGCGTGAAGCGGGTCCGCGAGTGTCGGCACTGCGGCCGCCGCGTTACCAGCTTCGAGCGCATTCCGGAGGGGTCCGATGGGCTGTATGTGGCGCCGTGGATGAAATGAATTACCGTTTTCGGAAGTCCCTATTGGTCAATCTGAAAGCTCTCTTCAAAGCGTTCAGATAGTCGCCCCATACTTCTGAGCTTGGCCCCCTGCAGCATTTCTGTCCGATGACGACCATGCGGAATCGGCCATCTCGGCCAGTTCCCTTGACAACGGCCTCACTGCCGCGCTTGGCGACAATGAGGCCGTTGTCTTCACATACCTTTTTTACGCGCCCCCACTGAGCGTTCATATGTGGATGAGTTCGGGGTCTGGATGGATGGCTCGCGGAGTTCGCGGATGCCGTAGGGCATTCTGGAGCAATCGTTTCATGCGGGCAGGGTGTTTTCCTTCGAGACGCATTTGGGCGATCTCTTCGATTTCTTTTGGCAATCGCTTGGCGTGATTGAGCATATCCCAGACCTCTGCTGGTGCATCGCGATAGATGTCAACGCGTGTATCGCGACGCCTTTCCTTCAGGAGCGTACGCAACGCCAGCACGAGTTCGACGAGCGCATCAACGATACACTCGCCTACACCCAACTGATCCGTGCGCAGGCTATGTGCAACGTACTTCCCTTCGTCTTGCTGACTTGGATAAATTACCCAGACATCGTTTTTCAGCACCGTCCACCTCCTCCTTTTCCCCCAGCCCCTTCCGTCGCCGTTCTGGCTCTTGGGGAGCGCTATTTCTAACATCTTGCCGGTGCCGTGTCAACTGATTCGGACCTTGCTGCCGCGACTCCCACCGGATGTCTGCGCCTACCCGAGATCCACTCCATATATAATCCTACTACATCGATTATCGGCGTGCAAGGCAGTTTCTTTAGTTATTTTCGACCATATCATGCGTCCCAGATAAGATTTCGTACAGATCTGTACGCTTTTTCCTCCGAGGGCCGTTTTCCCCATTGACAATCTGCAATCCTGTGATATCTTTCGGGTGACAACTGAACGCGACGGGCACAACGTGAGCTGATCACTCGCGCCAAGTCCCGAAAAAATGACCCGGCTTCGTGGAGCCACGACTCCACGGAGCCGGGTTTCTTTTTGGGCGCCCGAAGCGGGAATCAAGCGGGTGGCCAGGCGTGGTCGCCTGGACGGTCCCATAAGCCGTCAATCCGGGTTCGATTCCCGGGCCCGCACCCAGTTCTTTTCGCGAGGACGTCATGGCGGACAAGTCGGCGGACATCAACACGAACGCGCAGTCGCCCGCGGAGGCCTCCCAGGACGGCACGACGGTCAAGATGCCTTCGATCTCCGAACAGATCGAGGCGGACCGCTATGCCGCGTCGCGAGCCGCGCATGCGCGGAAGTCCACGGGGCTGCTTTTTCACAAAGTCGTGCCTCCGGGGAGCACTTGATGAAATTTGCGCGAAAAGTCAAGCGTCGGGTGCGCGCCCTCGGCCGCCGAATCAGGCGGGCGGTCCGCGGGCGATATGACGCCGCGCAGACGACGGCCAACAACCGCAAGCATTGGGCGAACGCCGACACGCTGTCGGCCGACGCGGCGAACTCGCTGACGGTGCGGCAGACGTTGCGCACGCGGGCGCGTTACGAGGTCGCGAACAACACCTATGCGCGTGGAATCGTCTCGACGCTGGCGAACGACGTGATCGGATGCGGCCCGCGTCTGCAACTTCTGACTGAGCAGCGCGACGAGAACAACCTGGTTGAGAGGCATTTCGCGACGTGGGCGGCCGAGATCCGGTTAGCTCAGAAGCTGCGCACGGCACGGATGGCCATCGCCAACGATGGGGAGGCGTTTCTGCTTTTCGCGAACAATCCCAGGTTGCGTCATCCGGTCAAGCTCGACCTGGTTGGAGTCGAATGCGACCGCGTCGCTACACCGCAGTTCACGCCGCGAAAGGGCCTGAAGGCCGTGGACGGCATCGTCTTCGATGAATTCGGGAACCCCGAGGTCTATCACGTTCTCAAGCAGCATCCGGGGGACACATCGTGGTTCGAATCGGAAATGGCGTTTGACCCGGTCCCGGCGAGCCGCGTGATTCACCTGTTTCGCCAGGATCGGGCCGAACAGCATCGAGGAATTCCCGAGATCACGTCGGCACTACCGCTGTTTGCGCAGTTGCGGCGCTACACGCTGGCGACGGTGGACGCGGCGGAGACGGCGGCGAATCTCTCCGGCGTCATTTATTCGGACGGCGCCGCCGAGAGCGACACCTTTGACGAACAGCGCGACGACTCGGCGGCGACGCCCTTCGAGCCGATCGAGTTGGACAGGAATATGTGGACGACGCTGCCGTTCGGCTACAAGATCGGGCAGATGAAGGCGGAGCAGCCGTCGGCGACCTATGAGATGTTCAAGCGCGAAATTCTGAATGAGATCGCCCGGTGCGTCAACATGCCCTACAACATCGCCGCGTGCAACTCGTCGGGGTACAACTTCGCCTCGGGGCGCTTGGACCATCAGACCTATGACCGCGCGATCGCGATTGACCGGAACTATTTTGAAATCGTCGCGCTCGAACGCATCCTCACCATGTGGCTGGACGAGGCGGTCCTGATCGAGAACTTCCTGCCGCAAGGCTGGCGGCTGATGGGTGTGCCGATACCGCCGGCGCACGAATGGTTCTGGACGAACCGCCCGCACGTGGACCCCGCAAAAGAAGCGAACGCACAGGCGATGCGTCTGAAGAACAAGACGACGACGCTCGCGCATGAATACGCCTTGCAGGGCAAGGACTGGGAACAGGAATTACGTCAGCGTGCGCGGGAACGCGCCCTGATACGGGAGCTTGGAATGGACGACGCACCCGATCCGGAAACGGCGGACCTCAACGAGGACGACGAAGAGAAGGAGGATTGAGCATGTCGCGTAGAGGACGACGAATGAGCAAGCGCATCGAGGCCGCGCAGGCGCCCGATCCGAAGCGGATCGCGTTCTTGACCGATCCCGGCAACATCACGATCGAGGCCGCGGCCGACGAGGGCGGGAAGCCGAACATCCCGCGCTTTTCGATGATCGCGTACACGGGCGGGGCGATGCGGCTGTCGGGTTGGCGTCATCCGGTCATCCTCGATCTGAGCGGTGCGCGCATTCCGGCGCAGAGCGTGCCAGTCCGCATGAATCACGAGGCGGTGCTCGGTATCGGCCACACCGACAGCATCAAGATCGAGGCCGGGCAACTGCTCGCGACCGGCATCGTTTCACGCGACACGGAATCGGCGCGCGAGGTCGTGTCGAGTTCACAGAAGGGATTTCCCTGGCAGGCGTCGGTCGGGGTCGGCGTGGACGAGTACGAGTTTGTCAAGGAGGGCACGTCGGTTTCGGTGAACGGCCGGAACTTCGAGGGCCCGGCAATTGTGGTCCGCAAGTGGCCGTTGGGTGAAATCTCGTTCGTTGACCTGGGCGCCGACAACAACACGTCCGCGAACATCGCGGCCTCTGGCGCTCGCACAGGAAAGGAGTCGAACATGGAGTTCGAGAAATGGCTCACCGCAAAGGGTTTTGACCCGGCCGCGTTGAGCGACACGCACCGCACGGCCCTCGAGGCCATGTGGAAGAAGGATGTGCAGGCGGAGAGGCCGTCCGGCCAGGTCTTCGACACGCTCGAGGCGGAGATCGCTGAGCAGAAGCGCAAGCAGGACCTCGAGGCCTTGGCGCTGAAGTACGTGAAGGAGGCGCCGGCGGCGGCCGAGACGATCCGGGAGATCGCCGCGCGCGCGGCT